AAGTACGCTCGACGATACAGACAGGCGATCTTGAGCCAGACACCGTGGGCCTGTGCTATCCGCCCCGCCACCCGACGACTGGGTCCTCGCCCGCCGCCGGGCCATCGGGGAACAGATCCGCACCACCCGCCGCGCCGCGAAGGTCACGCAAGAAGCCCTGGCCGAGCGGGCGGGGATGGACCGGCAGGCCATCAACCGGATCGAGCAGGGGCACCAGGCCGCGTACATCGACACTCTCATCCGCATCGCCGCAGCCCTCGACACCCCACTCGCCGACCTCGTGAGATGAGCGGCCGCCCCCGCCAGGGGCGACAGGGACGACCGCCCTACCCGTGCCCGGCACCGCCGCGCCGGGACCGGGAGTCTCTACCAACTGGTCTTGCTGTACGGATGCCAGTGCCCACCCTTGCCGTCACGGGGCGGATGCCCCACCGGCTCGGTGCAGTGGACGTCCTTGTCCGGGTGCTTCTCCCAGCAGTAGCCGCCGAGGCCACGCGCATGACGCGGGATGGAAGAGCTGTTCACTGGGACCTCCTCGCGCCGATGAACTGGCGGGACACGGTGCGCCACTCCCGGCGCAAGACCCCGGCCCGAGGGCACTCACGCTGCGGAACCTCACGGCACGACCAGCAAGTCGAGCAGTGAGTGAGCAGCGCCTGGTACTCCACAGGCGCGAGCGGCTGCACGGATCGGGGGCTCACGATGAAACGCCCCTCTCGGTCGGCGCCGACTGACGGTCCGCGAGCGGAACGAGGCCGTGCTTGATCTGGCAGGGGTGGCAGGCGAACCGCTGCGAGGCGGTGGCAGGGCCAGAGCCCGCCTCCTCTACCTGGATTAGCCGCAGGTCGCGTGTGATCCCGTCGTGCCACGCGCAGCGTCCGTAGGCGCCGGGGCTGGCCGAGTTCGCCTCGGCCTGCGTATCGTCAACCACGTCGACTCCAACCAGTCGTCCAAGCCCCGGGCCGGTGACACGGCCGCGGGGGTTTCTTGTTCACCCGTATAGACCGTACTACCCCTGACTACCGACGTGGCTAGCTATGGCGGGGCGTGTTCACCCGCCTAGCTTCTGGATCATGAGCATTGACCGCGAAGGGCCCGTACCTCCGTACCGGCAGATCGCCGACGCGCTCCGCACCCAGATCGGCGACGGCGCCATCCCCGTAGGCCGGCGCATCCCGTCCCTCGTCGAGCTGGAGCAGACCTACGGCGTAGCCCGGGACACCCTGCGCAAGGCGGTGCAGGTGCTGAAGGATGAGGGGCTCGTCGAGACCGTCAGCGGCATGGGCGTCTTCGTGATCGCCGTGCCCGCCGAGGACTGACGTCCGGGGCTGGCCCGTAGAATCAGGGCATGTCCCCCGACCCCACCTGCTCTGGTTCCGTGCGGTCTGCTGCCCAGCTCAACGAGGACATACGCAACCTGTGGCTCCGTGCCCGCGGCGGACTCACTGCCGAGGAGCGTGCCGAGTACGAGCGGCTCCTCACCCGGTGGGCGGCCGCACTGAAAGCCGAAATCATCACAGCAGCCTGACCCCGGACACGACACGGCCCCGCCCACCCCACGAAGGGGCAGACGGGGCCGCCGTCGTTCAGCGGGCGAACAAGGCGACCGCGCCCGTTGCCGCACCGGCAACACCAGCCAGCACACCAATCGTGGGCAGCGGCCAACGAGCCCGCTCCAACGCACGGATCCGCGACTCATGATCCGAAACGTCCTTGCCGAGATCGGTGAGACCCTGCCCGATCCCATCGAGTTTCGTCTCCACCCGGGTCAGGCCATCGGACAGAGATCTCAACTCCTGATACATCTGGCCGTTGCTGATGAACACTCCGGGGTCGGGCACGGTCACCCCTCAGCCGCCTGCCGGTTGGGCACCGCGTAGGTGATGCCCCAGGCGCCGAGGACAGCGAGGGCTATCGTGACGCCCTCCCCGGTGGAGAGGACGTTGTCCTGGAGCGCGGTGACCGCGGCAGCGGCTCCGGCCGCGAGACCGGCGACGAGGGACTTGGCTATGGGGGCGATCTTCATGATCAGGACTCCTGTCCGGTAACAGCGACGTCGACCTTGATGACGGCGTCGGAAATGGCCTTGTCCACGGCAGCCACCACGGCCGCCGTGTCGACGTTCTTGCCGAGCTGCCCGGCCATCGCGGTAATCGCAGCGGACTGCCCGGCGAGCGTGGCGTTCGCCTTGTCGAGCCGCTTGAGGATCTCGGTGACCGAACTCGACAGCGTCCACGTCGGGTTCGTGGTCGGCGCGCCAGGGACGGAGATGACCCCGTCGTAGGTCAGCACCGCCTTCGCAACCTCGTCAGCAGTAGGCATGTCGTCCTCCTGAATCGGGCCAGCGGTGAGAGTGGCCAGCACGTCGGCCCGAACCGCAGGCATGGCCATGATCTTTCCGGGGGCGAACCCGGGGTCCCACTTGTCCGAGGACCACTCCCCATGCGCGATCACCGACTTCTCCGACCAGCCGTGCCAGTCGAGGAGTGCCGCCGACAGCCGGCGCGCCGCCGCGTACTGGGCAGTCGTCATCTCGTGGCCGCCGGAGTACTGGATCTCCACCCCGTAGAAGTGGGCGTTGCCGTCGACCCCGGTGGAGTTGCCCTTCGTCGGGTGCAGTTGGCCCGTGTAGTCCTCCGCCTGGACGTGAGCCAGGACAGCCGGGTCGCCGCCGCCCGCATGGTTGGCGCGGCCCCAGCCGACGAGGTACACGGTTCCGTCGGTGCCGATGGAGAAGTGGCACAGCGGGCCGGGCAGGTCGGCCAGCCCGTTGTAGAGGGTGCTGGCCGCGTAGGTCCTGGCGTCGGAGACGTCGGCCCCGGTGTGGTGCCAGATGAACCCGTTGACCGGGCCCCAGGCGCCCACGCTGTTGCGGTTGTGGGTGGCCCAGCCGGGGATCTCGACGAACGCGAGGCCCCACTTCGTCAGCTGGGCGACGACCTGTGTGGCCGTCATCGGTGTGGCCATGATCAGGCCCCCTCTGGGTGAATGGCGAGCTTGAACTCGGCGAGCAGCAGACGCCGCGGCACCCGGTCGTCGTGACACACCTGCAGAGCGACGGGCGTGCCCTGGCGGACGAGGATGCCCCAGCTCTTGGTGAACCGTTGACGGCCGGGTGACGGCGGCCGCTCATCCGTCGCCGTCGCATCCCAGCCCGTCGACAAATCCATGGGGTCCCTCACGAACCGGTCGCCCAACTCCCGGTAGGCGCCGGCCTCCCACTGCACCATCGCCGTCAGCACACCCCACCCATCGGCGGCAGGCCAGATCAGTCCGGCCCGGTCCTCTTTCTGCCAGTCCGTCACCTGGTGGCCGTCGGGCTGCACCGTCTGGTGCATGCGGTGGGTGTCGGACGACTCGGCAGCGCCGAACGGGAACCGGACAGTGGTGTAGATGCCGGGCTTCACCAGCTGCGGGGTGTCGACCTTCAGCGAGCAGATCAGGACCGTCGTTGCGGGGATTGGCATGGGCAGAGTCCCTTCTCAGGCGATCCGCTGCATCGAGATGTAGCTGTCGGTGTAGATCGTGGTTGCCGTGGCGGACGACACGGACTGCGACCAGTCGAGAGAGAACGTCCCCGGAGTGGACGAGACGCGGAGAGTCCCGTTGAGGAACACGCTCAGGGGGCTGCCGACACCGAGGCAGCCGAACGTCCTGAACTGCGCGACGTCGTTGCTCTCGGTGCGGATCATGTACCCGTCCGAGCGGGACGTGTCTTTCTCCAGCGTCGGCGTCGTGGTTGATCCGATGACGACGATGCCTGCCCCGTGACCAGCCCACTCACCCAGGGAGCTCGCGGGCGGAGTGAATACGATCACCAGGTCGGCGGCCGTGTCGCCGTCGTACTTGAGCCACCCGGACCACGCGTACACGGCGTTCGCCTCGACGGTGAACTGCAGGTGAGGATCGGCCGTGTTGGTCGTGGTCGCCGCGCGGCTGGTGTCCGAAGTCTTGCGGGCGACTTGCACCTGCGAGGAGCGCAGCAGCGCCGCGGTGACGCGCTGCCCAGCAGGAAACGCGGGATAGGCCTCAGCCATGAGTCAGCTCCTTACAGGGAGAGGTAGATGGGGTTGGCGAGACGGACGTCCGTGCCCGCCGTCTGTGCCTTGACGACGCCGTTGACGCTGCGGGTGACGGTGAACGTCTGCGGGTTGGCCACGGCCAGATCGTCGTAGCTCACGACCGGGCTGACGTTCGTGTTCCCGGATTCGAGAATCGACCGGACACCCACGCTGGTCGCCGACGACAACGAGCTGTCCGTCACGGTGACCTGCCACTCCGGGGTCTCCACCACATCCGCCACCGGCCAGGCTTTCGCCCGCAGGCGCGGGCCGGTCGCCTGGAACCGGATCCGAAAGTAGGCGCCGGGCGTGTACGTGTACGACAGCACCGACGAGGCGAGGACCGACTCGACGCCCGCGATCCGCCGCACAACGGCCATGGTCAGCACGTTCGCCGTGGAGAACGCGAGGCGCGCCAAGAACAGATTGTCGATGTCCACATACCGGGCCGTGAGTCCCGCGTAGATCGGGGCGCCCGTCGCCGCAGCACTGGTGGTGACGCTCGCGTACAGGTCGCAGTTCGCGTACCCGAGGCTGGTGAAACAGCGGCGGCTGACGTCGACACTCGCCATCGTGTGCGTGCCCACACCAGCGGCTACCGCGTAGTCGGTCGACGTGCCGCCCGACGTGGACCACGCCTGCCCCGTGTCCGCGGTACCCCAACTGCTCGACGCGGTACGGGCGAACGTGTCGACGATCTTCGAAGAGACCGCGGTCACCCGCATCACCTCCCCGCCCACGCGGATGTCCCACGGCACCTCAGCAGCGTCGGTGGTCCACAGCGTCGACAGACCATCCGCTGGCGCCACATCGATCGACGTCGCCCCGGAGGTGACGTCGGCCTGGAGGACGGAGCCGTCCGTATCGATCCGGGCCGACGTCGAGTCGAGGTAGCCGACCTGGTTGTACGGGGACGCCGGCGCGCACGTGAACGTCAGCCGGTGCTCGAAGTGCGTGATCGTCTCCGACATGCCGAGGACGAGTTGGTCGATGGTGTCGGGCGGCAACCAGCTCGGTGGGTTGGTGATCTGCACCCGGTCGCCAAGGCGCAGTGCGAGGATCGCGCGGCGCATCGCCGAAGTGATCGACGGGTGTGCCAGGTTCACGCTGATCTGCGGGAAGCGCGCCTCATCCACCGTGCCGAGGCGGACCCGCCACGCCGCCTGATCCCGCAGCGTCGCCGCGGCAGTCGACGACAGGTTCAGCGTCACGTCGCTGCCGTACACGCCCATCCCCGCGGGAGGGAGCGCCGTCGACAGCGTCCCGTCGAGCGCCTCATACGACCCGGTGACCCCGCCCACGGTGACGGTGACCTTGTTCTGTACGTACCGGTCGTCCTCCACCGGGACCGGAACCTGCGCCAAGTTGTACGCGGTGTAGTCCAGGACCAGTGCCGGATCCTGCCCGTGCATGGACGCCCGCGTCCGGTAGCCGAGGCCGAGGACGGACCGGTTCTCGTACAGCAGCCCACCATCCGCGAGGACCGCCTCCTGCACCAGGGACAGCAAGTTCTGCCGGCCCTGCGCCCCCAACGCGGCCGTGTCATCGAGGTCACCGACCCAGTCGACGGGGATGCCCTCCTCGCCACACAGCCGCTGCACCCTCCGCCCCGCGGTTTCGCCCACCGGGTTCAGCCGACGCCCAAGCACATCCACTGCCGTGATCGCGGTCTCCACCGTGACATGCCCAACCGCCACCCCCGGCAGGTACTGGGAGCCGATCGGTGCCACCACAGACCGGGACGCCGGGCCGAACTGCACCCCGGTCACGCGGGTCAGCTGCCCGCCGCCCGTGTCGGTGACGTCATGCTGCGTGCCGTAGGTGACGTCCGTGATGCGCAGAGCACGCGCGATGGTCGCGCCGCCCGACTCCTGCAACTCGATCGAGACGTACATGAGCTTGCCGCGGACGTCGTACGTGCCCTCCAGATCGACGCCGAGGAGTGTCCCGTCGGACGCGCTTGTCCGCAGGCTGAGGGACGTCGACGTCTCGGTGAAGTTCCCGTAGAAGAGCTGCCAGAACTGGGCAGCCCCGGCCGAGTAGTCGACCTGGTCGATGGAGCAGATCACCTTGCCAGTCGTCAGTCCGGCCGCCGGGACGAAGAGCAGGAAACGCACCTGTGTCGATGTCGGGTCGGCGTATTTGGCGACGCCTCCGGACAGGTATCCGGACGTCAGGTCGGGCAGCGGGTCGGACGCCTGGAACCCGGAGTAGCTGGCGAGGGTGGGTGACCCGGTGAGCGTCATCCCCGACCCGTTGACCATCGCGGACGCCAGGCGGGTGGCCCCCTCCGCGTCCTCCATCGGCCAGTACGCGACCACGCTACTGGCCAGCGGGTCAGTAACCGCGCCGTAGATCACCGAGCGTTCCGGAGTCGGGGCCTGCGCCAACCGCTGCAGGATGCCGGACACGGAGGCGTCGCACCACACGTCCGTCCCCGTCGGATCCCAGCCCGTCGCCCACTCGGTGACCTCACCCCAGATCCGGTACGCCTTGCCCCCGCTGCCGTCCGGGACCGAGATCCTGATCGGCGTGTTCCTGCCGATCAGCCCGTAGTAGGCGCCCGACGGGTTCCGCGGCGAGAACCGCCCGTCCGTGTTCCGCAGCTGGAGACTCGCCTGCGCCCGCTCGGTCTGCGACCCCTCACCACCCGTGATCCCGTAGCTCAGACTGATCTGACCCGAGTCGTCGCGGACCATGCAGTACGCAGTGATGTCGACCCACACGCCCGCAACCAGCAACTCGACCTGCACCGGCTGCCCGTTCGACGCCTCCCCGGTCCCAGCCAGCGGGCCGGGCAGGTTGCCGAGACGGCGCCGGAACGCCGAAACGAATGGGGCGATCGACGGCATAGGTCAGCCCACCTGCTGGAACGTGATCCAGCACCGCATGTCAGCGGCAGTGGTCGGCGTCGTCGCCCTGATCCGCAGGAACTTGGACACGGCCACGATCGGCCGGTCATCCGGCATAAACGTCCGCACATAGCTGAGCCCCGACTCACCCGACACCGAGGACAGCGACACCACATCGAACGACCGAGCAGCCGTCGTCGTCCCCTCCGCGCTCGCCGTGTACCCAGTCGAGGACGTACCCACCGTGAGCAGCGTCGTCGGCCCGTTCGGGTCCAGGTTCACCACACCAGTCGCCGCGACATGCGCGGTCACCGTCGCCGCGACATCCGTCTGCAGCAGCTCCACCACACCGTCCGCGCCGGGCGGGTCGTCGAGACTGAACCCCCACTCCAGGATCTGAATCTGGGTGGTGCTCGGCGTCGCCAACTGCAGCATTGTCTTGATCGCGGTCCCGGTCGTCACCGCCTGCTGAGCAGCAGTCGTCGGCGCCGGACCATTCCATACTGTGAAGGGCATCCTTCTGGTTCCTCTCCGTCTATCGGCCGCGTGGCGGCAGCAGCGTCGCCTCGATCGACCCGCGCGCCCGCACCTGCTTGCGGCCCGCATCCACCCACAACTCGCCGAAGTCCCGGTCACCGAGGCGAAGCTGAATCAGAATCGGCCGGTCATCCCCACCAGCCGCCGCAGCCGAAGCGCCGGCCGGGCGACGAGGAGTCGGCAGCATCGACGTCCACGGGGCCTGCCCCGCCGCCATCCGCCGCGAGTCCGGGTTCGACCACACCCGCGACCCCACCGGCAGATCCGCCAACTCCGGCCCCTGCTCGCCCACCCACGTCAGCCCGCCACGGATCCCGCCCGTCGCAGCCGCGCCCACGATCCCGCCCGACGCCTTCTTCCCGAAGGCCTTCTCGATCGCCTTCTCCATGGACTTGGTGAGTTTCTCCATCGCTTTCTGCAGGCTGTGCTGCTGCTTGGTCAGCGTCTTCACGACCGCGGTCTGAGCCTTGATCGCCGCCCCGTACACGGCGTCCGCGGTGGTTTTCCCGGCGGAGCCCGCGGCCTTCTCGATCTGCCCCTGCACCGAGTTGATCGACGACACCTCGGACGACGACGCCTGCAGCAGCGCGCCCGCGGTCTCCAGCCCGCCGCCGTCAATCCCCGCTTCGGCGACCTGCTGAATGATCGACTTCGAGAAGCCCTTCGCCTTCAGCTGCTTCAACGCCGACGCGAACGCGGTCACCTTGTCCCGCGACGCCGTCATCCCCGACCGAATCGACGACAGCGTCGTCGTGCTGTCCGGGCCGGCGCCCTTGGTGATGTTCGCGGAACTGATGAGACTCGACTTCACTGAGCTCTTCAGTGATGCTGCCGCGTCCTTCAAGCTGTTGAGCTTGTCCTTCGCCTTGTCCAAGCTGGCTGTGACCTTGGTGAGCGCCTTCTCATACCCGATAAGCTTCCGGCCCGTCGAGTCGAGCTGCTTGAGCAGCCGGTTCTCGGTACTCCCGTGCGTCGACTTCATGATGATCGAACGCCACTGGTTGAGGGAGCTGACCAGTGCGCCCGTCGAATCGGGCTTGCCGAGGGCGTTGCCGAACTCGGAGCGCTTGTACCCGGCCATCTGCCCGTAGCGGCTGATGGTGAGGTCGCCCCTCGCGTCGTGCCGGGCGTCGCTCTCGGCCTTCGCCGCTTCCTTCGCCTTCTGCTGCGCCTTCGTCAGCTTGACCTTGCCGCCCTTGGCGAACCGCGGCATGTCGAGCTGGCCAGCATTGAGGCGCTGCATGAACTTCTCGCCGTACTTGTCGACGGCAGCCTTCTTCATGACGAACTCGCCGTTCGACAACCACGGGGCGAACACGTCATCCGACGTCCCAGTGCCCGGTCCGGTGACCTTTCCTCCATCCGCATATCCGTGCTTGAACGAGCTCCCGGTGAACATGCCGCCGGTCGCACCCACTACGTCGTGCAGTGACTGGCCACTGTGCGTGCCACCCGAGTTGACGTAGTTCGTTTTGATGTTGTGAAACGTCCACGTCGTCGCGGTCTTGCCGTCCAGAGCGCGCAACGCCGCTGCCACGCTCGCAATCCCGGACAGCGCCTGCCCGTTCTTGCCGGTGATTTTGACGCTGCCACCCTTCATATGGGTGACCTTGTAGCCGAGGGACTCCAACACCCTCTCGGCGCTCGACGACAAAGCCTTCAACGTCACAGACTTCGTTCCGGGCGTCTTCTTCACCGCCGCGTTGAACGCTCTGATGTCCGCCTCTGCGGCCTTCTTGTCCACCTTGAACTTGGCTGCCGGGATCTTCGGCGCCTTCAGTAGCTGGTCCGCCAGCGCCTCGGCCTTCTTCTTGCTCCCGTACACCGCCATACCGAAGTCGATGATGGACTGGCGGCCCTGCTTGTAGGTCCTGTCGACCTCATCCCAGGCCACCTTCTCCTTCAGCTTCTTGTCGACGAGATCCTCGGTCTTGGCCGCCATCTGCGAGGCGACGTCGCGGTTCCTGCGGCCCGCTTCCGTGTGGATGTCGAGGGTCTTGCCGTTGTCCTTGAGCGCCTTCTTGGTGTCGCTGATGGCCTGCTGGAATGCGGTCTCGGCATCGAAAGCGCCGCGATGCACGGCATTCAGCGCCATGATCGACTGCTCAAGGCCCTTCGCGCTCATCGCCTCAGCATCGAGATCCTTCTGCGTCGACACTGCAGCCTTGCCGAACAACCCCATGCTCTTCGCAGTGAGTTCCTGCTCCGCCGCCACCCCAGCCACCGCAGCCGTGTAGTGCGGGAACAGCGCGGCAACGTCCTTCGTCGAGTAGCCGGCACCCTTGAGCGCGGTCTGGAACTTCTTGAACTCGTCAGCCGCCTCCTTCGCGTGCCCGCCGCCCGCGAAGTCGGCCATCGACTGGTCGAAGGATGCGAAGTCGTCCTTCATCGCGCCGAGCGAATGCGTCCCGTTGACAAGGTCATCGATCTTCGGGGCGACCTTGTCGACCAGCGGCCCAAGGCCAGCAATCGAGTTCGCCCAGTCCGACCCCTTGTCCATGTCGGACTGGGCTTTCTTCATCGCATTCAGCTTGGCGACGAACCCGTCCATGTCGCCGAACGTGGACTTCAGCTCGCCCGCGAACTTGCCCGTGGCTGCCAGGTTCTTCAAACTGGTCGTCAGCTTGTCGACGTCCGGCGGCGCGCCCCGCGACGCTGCCGCCAGCTTCTGAACCCCGACCGCGAGCAGCGCCAGACCGGCCACGACGACACTGCCCTTGGCAACCGCGCCCAGCGAACTGAACGCAGCCCGCAGCCCCCGCACACCACCACCCGCGGTAGCGAACGCGTCCCGCATGTACATGGCCTTCAAGGCGACCGTCTCGAACACGCCCTTGACCGCCGCGACACCTCGTGTGACGCCGCTCCACAGCATCGTGGCGGCCGCTGCGGCTTTCATCGCGACAGAGACCGCGACCGTAGCGGCGAGGAGCCCTGCGAGCGCGCCAACTGCGGCGACCGTGGCGCCCTTGTGCGCGAGCATCGCCCCGACCACCGCCTGCAAGGGCGGCATCAGTTTCGTCCCGACGGTGATCGCCAGCGCATCGAACCCGGACTGCAACGCCTTCATCTGGAACGCGAACGTCTTCTTGGTGTCCGCCCACGACTTCCCGAACTTGTGCGCGCC